TGCTCAATCAAGCATGTATTCCAGAAAACAAACATATGAGGATGATTATGATGGTAGGGTAAATTATAAATATATTGATATAACTTTTTCTCCAGAAAAAAAAGTTATTGGAAATAAACCAATTCTTAAACATAAAACAAGATATTTTTATGCATATACAGATAAAATTAGAGATATTTCAAAATATCTTAAAAAAATATGAGAGCAAGATTAATAAATGAAATGGTTATTTCTGGTGTTAAAATGTCAGATATTATTAATAAAAATTTAATAGATCAATGGTTAAGTGATTCATATTTAGATGAAATGTTTAAATATATGTATGCTCAAGAAAATGAATTAGATCCAGAAGAATTAGAAGATATGGATTTAGAAACTAATAAGAATTTTGAAGAATGGTTTAAATATAAAATTGAAGAATTATATGAAAGTACTATATATAAATTTAATTATGAAATTATTAATGGCAATGTTATTGAAATATGGAGAGATTTAATAGTAGATGAAAAATGGATTGATCATTTAAAAACTGTTGGTAGTCGTTTAGGAATATATTGGTCATGGGATGAAGATGCAGCAGAAGCGCATTGGGGATATGGATCTGAAACTAAAAAAATTCCAGTTAAAATACAATCTGAAATAAATGTTAATTATATTGATTGGATAGAAACAATAAAACTAAATATGAATCCATCTGGTGAAGAAGAAAAAGAAATAAGATTATTTAAAAATACACCATTAAAAATTAAATCTATTATAGTAAATAACAAATTTATAAATATTAATCAAATAAAAAATAAAATATTTAAATCTTAAATGAAAGTTCCTAAAATAAAAAGTTGGGTAAATGAATTAGATCATCACAGTAATATTACAATATTATTACCCGGAGGTTTCAAGCCAACAACAGGAGCTCATCTCGAACTTATTAGAAGATATTCTCAAAACCCAGTTGTAAAAGAAGTTAAAGTTATCGTTGGTCCTAAAACAAGAAATGGAATTGATCAAAATTTAGGAGTTAAAATTGCTCAAAATCTAACAAATAATTTACCAAACGTAATTATAGAAAAATCTCAATATCCTTCTCCACTTTTAACAGCATATAAGACAATAGAAACATTAAAACCTGGAAATTATGCATTAGGTGCTAGCACTAAAGGAGATGATTATGCTAGAGTAGTTAATTTTACGAATGAACATCAACCAAATGGAAAATATTATGAAGGTGTTCCTAAAGGTGTTAATATTATTGAACTTCCAATAAATGCAGATCCTGCTGTATATAAAACAAGAGATGGAGAATTTAATGGTCAACCAATTTCTGCATCAATATTAAGAAGAGATGTTTTAGATGGAAATTATAAACAATTTGCTTCAGGTTATCCTGAAAATGATGAACATCAAATTAAAAATGTTTGGAATATGCTTCAGGGAAAAGTAGAAGAATCATATCAATATGGTTATTATTTAAATGAAAGCGTTGTTTCAAAGGTAAATAAACATATGACTCATGCAGAAGATCTTGTAATTTTAAGTGGTCAAGAAGGATTAAAATGGGTGCTAAAAATGATGTGGGATTTATATGATGATTTAAAGGGAAATACTAAAAAAAGTGATATGAAATTATCAGTAAAAATTGATGGAGCTCCGGCGATTTTTGCATGGTCAGAATTTTCTAAAAATCTGCCAAAAAATGGTATAGCTATGAAAGGATTATTTGCTAAAATTCCAAAAGTTTTTACAACAGAAAAAGAAATAAATGATAATTTTGGTGATAGACCAGATTTAGCATATAAATTAAAAACTTTTTTAAAATATTTACCAAAAATCAATATTCCTAAAGGTGAAATTTGGCAAGGTGATTTTTTATTTGATGATAAATCTTTACAAACTACAAAAATAGATGATAAAAATTATTATGCGTTCCATCCCAATACTATTTATTATGTAGTTCCACAGGATTCTGATTTAGGAAAGTTAATTAGTAAAGCAGATATTGGAATAACATGGCATACTAGATATACTGGAGAAAATTTAGAAAATATTCAAGCAAATTATAATACTGATGCTTCAGAACTTACGATGATTGATAAAATGCTGATGACTGATCCTTATATAAAATCTTTTGCAGGATTAGTTAATTTCACTGATGAAGAATCTAATTATACTGAAAAATCTTTAGAAGAACTTAGTGAATATTCTAAAAACTTAAGCAGTTCTAAAGAATATAAAAAAATAATAGAAAATAAAAATCTTATTGCATTATTTAATATTTTTCAAAATTCTTTAATAAAAATAAATAAAACTATTGAAGACCCGGATGAATTTATTAAAGATTTTATAGAATTTTTACAAAATAGATCATTAAAAGAAGTAGAAAAAAGAAAATCAGAAGCCGGAAAAGAAAAAATAATGTCTGTTTTCGCAGAATTTATTGATGATATTGAACAAAATAAAAATGAATGGTTTTTAATAATTCATATAATTATTAAAATTACTAAATTAAAAAGTATGTTCATTAAAAAATTAAATAATATTGGAAAATTTCAAACTTATTTGAAAATGAAAGAAGGAGGTTTACGAGTAACCAATCAAGAAGGTTTTGCAGTTTCTGACATGGAAGGTAACGTAGTGAAACTTGTTTCACGAAACGAATTTTCTTGGTCAAACTTTAGTCCTGACGTTGTGAAAGGATGGGAGGCAAAATAGATTCAAATAAACTATAATCTTTATCAATAATTAAGATATATTCAAAGCCATTAGAGATAGTGGCTTTTTCTTTTGCATGTATAATTTCTTTATCTCTTTTATAAAGATATGAATTTTTTATTTCTATGATTAAATTTAGAGATGGAATATAAAAATCGGGATGATAAACCCTATTTTTTTCTTTAAATTTATATTTTATAGAAGAAGCTCTAATTATATCTGGAAATTTTTTTAAATATTTTTTTAAAAAATCTAATTCATATGACCCTTGATATTTTATTGTAGAAAATTTACCAATAGAATTTTTAATTTTTTTATCTTGAAATTCTTTATATTGACTTGGATTTTCACAATCATATTTATCTAAACATGTTTGTTTAGCTTTTGTTCTATTATTATAATTTTTATCACCATAAATTTCTTTTTTTGTTTTAAACCCTTTATTATACACATCCTTATTTGATAAAATATATTCAACACCATATTTTTTAATAAAAAGTTCTTTTATTTTTTTGCTAATTAACTTATTTTGCATAGGACATATATTACCATATCTTTTAAGATTAGTTCGGGAAGTTTTATCTTTTATTCTTTTATTTTTTTGAGGATTATCTACTCCATATTTTAATTGAATAGCATCCACTGATTTTTTGTGGGCAAAGATATCTGCACATTTTTTAGAGCATGTATCCATATACCCATATGATAATTTGTAGAATTTTGTTTCTTCTCCACAATTTTTACAAATTCCATCTAATTCACTTTTTAACCATTTATTATAATATTCCCTGGATCCATACATAGATGAAATATGTTGATTCAAACCTCGTTGTGTAGAAAAAACCTTTCCACATTCTTTACATATAAATTCTTTCATCTGTTTTATTTTATATATTCATGGAAGTGTAGTAAAATTAGTACGAATTTAAATATTCTGTTAAGACTTTGTTAAGTCAATTTTAACTACCATATACTTAATAACTTAGAAGGATAAAATTTTAACAAAACGTTAAAAAACTTTATCCTTTATTGAATATATAAATTATAGTAAAAGAACTTAAGGTACCTAAAAATTTAATTACTAATTACTAATTACTAATTACTAAATTCTAGAAAACTAGAATACTTATAAACTAAAATTTCTAAAAATTATGACTGAAAATTATGATGCTCTCTTCAACGCACAAGTTGATATGGGAGAAGCTACAAAAAAATCCGCGGAAGATTATCAAGCAGGAGCTGATAAAGGCAAAGGCGGTGTTTACCAAGCAATTATTCGTTTCGTGCCTTGGTACAAAAATCCAAAAAATTCCATTACCGAAAAATGGGTCTCATGGCTAGTAGATCCAATAACTCAAAAAGGTCGTTTTGTTGATTGTCCTTCATCTGTAGGAAAACAATCATTACTTCAAGATATGTACTGGAAACTTAAAAAAAGTGAGTCAATTCAAGAGACAAAAAAGGCTGACGTATTTTCAAGACGCCACAATTTCGCTTCTTTAATTCAAGTTATTAAAGATGAAAATCAACCTGAATTAGAAGGTAAAATAATGGCCTATCGTTTTGGAAAAAAACTTTGGGAAAAAATTAATGCTGAAATGAAGCCAATTATTGGTGAACCTCATAATCCATTTGATCTTTTAAATGGAAAATTATTTCAACTTGTAATTACAAAAGTTGCTGGTTATAATAACTATGATCAAGCAAAATTTGCAAATAAAGTTATACCTCTTTGTCTTCCAGTAGAAGTAGAAGGTAAAACTACATTAGTTCCAATTAATGCTCAAACTAATAAAGAAGAAGTATTTAATTTCTTAAAAGAAAATAGTCCTGATTTAGGAAAATACGGATTTAGAGAATGGGATCAAGAAACTTATGATTATGTTAATGGTGTTATAACTGCTGTAACTGGTCAAGTTCCGGCTTCCGTTAATTTATCTGCAATAAATGAAACAATTCAACAAAGTAATCCAACTCCACAAACTGAAAAATCAAGTGGAATTACTTCAACTGAAATTTCTTTAGATAATTTAGATGAAGGTAAATCAAATTCTGATATATCTAGTATAGAACTTCCAGATTTAGATCTTCCAGAAATTCCTAATACACCAGGAATTGCAGGTAATTTAGATGATGTTCTAAAAAATCTTTAATAATGTCTAATAACATTAACAATATATTGGGAGAGATGGGCTTTGATTCATCTCTCCCAAATTCTATCATATGAATCACCACCAAATTTATACAAATTTAATTTCTAATTCTATAAATGAAAATAGAATTAAACATAATGGAATATATTACGAAAACCATCACATTATTCCTAAATGTATAAACGAAGATAATAATGAAAACAATTTAGTTTTATTAACAGCAAAAGAACATTATCTTGCACATAAATTATTAACATTTATTTATCCAAATAATAGGAAAATAATATTAGCATTACATATGATGATGAATGTGACTAGAAATTTTGAAAAAATAAAAATAAGTTCAAGAGATTATGTATATTTAAAAGAATTAATAAGTAAAAATGGTTTAAGTGAAGAAGCAAAAGAAAAGGTTAGTTTATTTAATAAAGGCAAAAAACTTAGTGAAGAAACTAAAAATAAAATAAGAGAAACTCATAAAGGTAATAAAAATCCAATGTTTGGAAAACCAGCATGGGATGTAGTTAATAAAATAAAAAAGACCTGTAAATATTGTGGAATTACAACAAATGTAGGTAATTATAGTAGATGGCATGGAAAAAATTGTAAACATAAATTTTGATAATTTAGATGATATTGATAGTTCTTTAACTTCACAAGAATTTAAAGAACGTCTAAAATTGTTACTTCAGCCAATTCTAGATAAAGCTTTTCCCGAAAATTTTCAAAAAAGAATATTTCAATCTCATATTGGAAGAATATCTTTTGCTTGTCCTTATTGTTCGGATTCTGTCCAAAATGATCATAAAAAACGTGGTAATTTTATTTTAACAGGTAATTACAAAGGATTTTTCAAATGTCATAATTGTGGCGAATTTAAGAAAATATCAAACTTTTTTAAAGATTTTAAAGTTGAATTAAAGTTAGATGCAATTAACTATTTAACTGAAAACTTAAGTGATTTTAACAATTATGAAACTGCTAAATATGATATGTCTATTTTATTAGATATGGAACATTTAGATAAATATGCTATTGACAGACAAAAATTTATTAAACATTTTGAACTTGTAGAAGTTAAAAATTCCTCTGTATGGCCGTGGTTAACAAATAGATTGCAATATCAAACAGAAAAATATTTATATAATCCAATGAAAAATTATTTATTTATTTTAAATTTAACTCAATCAGGTAAAATATTAGGAACTCAAAAAAGAAAATTTTCAACTTATAATAGATTTGAAACATATAAATTATCAAAACTTTATGAATTAATGGAAATTCCATTAGAAGAAATTGATGATGAACAAAAAAATTATTTGGATATGTTATCCATGATATTTAATATTTGTTTAATTAATTTTAATAAAACTGTTACATTATTTGAAGGCCCAATGGATGCATTCTTATTTAAAAATTCAATTGCAAATACGGGAGCTAATAAAGAATTGCCTATTGACATTCCAGTTCGATATTTTTATGATTCAGATGAAACAGGAAAGAAAAAAAGTTTAAAATATATAGATCAAAAACAAGAAGTATTTTTATGGGATAGATTAATAAATCAAATGGAATTACCACATAAAAATAAATGGGATTTTAATGATTTATTAATTTATATTAAAAAAAATAATATGAAAACACCATTATTTGATTATTATTTTTCTAGAGATCCTTTAGATGCAATAGATATATAATAAATATACAATTAAATAAAAAATTATGTCACTCACAACAAATAGAAATCATCCGGATATAAATAAACCAAGAGGTAAAAATCAACAAAATGAAGCTTATTTAATATTAAGTGAAGAAGAACGATCAAAAGGATTTATAAGACCAGTAAGAAACAGATATGTACATATTGGGAGATTTATTAAATTTGAAGAAGGAATTATTAGAGAATTATCTGAAGAAGAAAAAGAAAGATATAATAAACATGATAAAACTTATTCACATTACATAGATTATCCCGAATATAAAAGTCCATTAGTAGGAAGATTAATGACACAAGAGGATATAGATAATGTTGGAAAACATATAGGTGGATGTGGAAATAAAACTTTAATAGTTAGAGAAATAGCTGAAACATATGCAAGAGATCCAAAATATTATGGAACAACTTGGTGTACAACCTGTAGAGCTCATTTTCCAGTAAATGAATTTATATGGGATGATGGAAATAATGAAGAAGTAGGAACATGAAACTAAAAACTAAGATAATACATCATTTTGATATAGATCCTGATTTATTAAAAAACTTAGATTTTGTCTTTCCATTACATCCAAAAAAAATTATAAAAGAAAAAATTAAAATAATAGAAATAAAAAAGAAAAATAAAATTAAACATGATGCCTCAACCAGACTTTTTTAATATAAATCCAAACGAAAAACAAGAAGAAACTTTAGAAGAAAAATTTACTAAAGAAAGAGCAGAATGGAAGAAGAATATTTTTGAGATGTCTCAACAAATGAAAAATCTTTTAAAAATAAGTGAATTGATGGTTGAAATTTATTCTAGACGTGAAATATGCATAGAATATTATCATTATTTAATTTCTATTCTTATAAAAATAAATCGTGAATATCGAAAATTATATGCTGAACGTCATGATTTTTGGTCTTTTAAATCTTCTATAAGATATCCTAATGAAAATTCTAAAAATAATAAAATTCAAACTGAATTAGCAGATATTGTTGAAAAAAGAGAAATGATTGAAAATCATTCTAAATTTATGTTAGAAACAAAAAATACTTTAGATAATATTATATACGCTATTCCAAAACGAATTGATATTGAAAAAATAGCAAGGGGAAGTTTATAACTAGTAATATTTATAAATTTAGTATGAATATATAAAATAAAACATGAATTTTGTATATTTAACAACTAATTTAAAAAATGAAAAACAATATGTTGGTTCTCACGATGGAAATAAAAATGATAATTATTTAGGTAGTGGAAAAATATTTTTAAAAGCTTATAAAAAATATGGAAGAATAAATTTTAAAAGAAAAATATTAGAAGAATGTAAATCTGAAAATAATTTAATTTTAGAAACAAAATATATTAAAGAATATAATACTTTAATTCCGAATGGATATAATATAAGTCCTACTGGTGGTCATGGCATTAGAGGAAAAATGAATAAAGAAACAATAAACAAAATAACAAATAAACAAAAAGGAAAAAAGAAAATAGATTATTTTATTGAAAAATATGGAGAAAAAAATGGGAGAAAAAAATATAATGAATGGATTAAAAAAATAAAATTTCCAATAGGAAATATTCCTTGGAATAAAGGTAAACATCATTCTAAAGAATCAAAAGAAAAAAATAGGAAATCGCATTTAGGAAAGACAAATTCTGAAGAAACTAGAAAAAGGATAAGTGAAGCTAATAAAGGTAAACTATCTCCATTAAAAGGAAAAACATATGAAGAAATAAATGGAAAAAGAATTGGGAAAAAAAGAAGAGAAAAGCAAGGATTAATAAGAAAAAATCAAACTCATACGGAAGAAACAAAAAGAAAAATGTCTGAATCTCATAAAGGGAAGAAATTAAATTATGATGTTTGGAATAAAGGTAAAACTAGATTAAATATAACGCTTAAAATAATAGAAAAAATAAAAGAATTAAAAGAAAGCGGTTTACTACAAAAAGAAATTGCAGAGCAAATGAACTATTCAATATCAACAATTTCTAGAATGTTAAATGGTTTTTATGATAACATAGAACAAATATCAAGAGGCAAATAAAATAAATTTAAAACAAATCTAAAATTATGAAAATAGAATTAAATATATTAAATCCAGAAACAAATACAAATACAAATTCTGATGAAGATAAAATAGAAAAAATTGAATCTCCTAATTGGTATATGAGAACAAAAAAATATGAAACAGATGATCTTATATTTGATGATGATATTATTAATTCGCCAATTGGCCATAAATTAGATCGATTATTATTAGATAATATTCAATTAACTTCATTATCCAATATAAATAGTTTAATAACATTATTAAATAATGCTAAACCGTGTTTTGAATAAAAAATAATTAATAATAAATTAAAATAAAATAAAATGAAAGAATATACAAAAGAACAAATTCAAAAATTAGTAGATAATTTTTATGAAGCATGTAGTTTATGTGATGAACTTGATGTATATGAACATCCTGAATTAGACCAAGATATCCAAGAAATGACAACATGGACAGATGAAAATTTTGGAAGGAAAATAAAATGATTAATATCGGGATAGTTGGTTCTCGAACATATACTAACAAAACTAAAATAATTAAAATATTAGATCAATGTATAAAGAAGTACGGAGCAAACAAACTATGCGTGGTGAGTGGGGCCGCGCGGGGCGCAGACACCCTTGGGCGAGTGATAGCACTTCAAAAAGGATTGAATTACATAGAGTTCAATCCTGCACACGAGCAATGGAACAAATATTCTGGAAAACCAAAAGAATGGTATAATAAACCATATCATGTTGGTAATTATTTCGAAAGAAATACATTTATAGCTGAAAATAGTCATATTTTATTTGCATTTATTCCAAAAGGTCATATATCAAATGGAACCCAAGATACAGTAAATAAAATGAAAAAACTTAATAAACCTTATTATATTATAGATTAATCCATGAGAAAATTTAATAAAAGTTGTGATTACGATGAATATATGGATAAAGAAGTTATAGATTTATGTAATGCAATGAATTCATTACCGGGTATTGAAACTTCTGAAAGTTGTAGTGGTCATGAAAAAAGTCCATTAAATATTTTTTTTAAAGTTACAGATTTTGAAGGACTATTTTTTCTAGTTAGAAGTATTGATAGAAGATATTGGGGATGGGGTGATATATGGAAAATTGAATTATCAGTTGGTGATAGATTTAATAATGATTATTTGCCCATTACTTATTTATTATCGAGTAATAAATCAAAGGGGGAAGAAGCTTATAAACAGGCGCAATCATTGATAGAAAATTTGAATTATTATTTAAATCATAAGAATTTTTTGGAACATTATAATATTAATTTAGATAAATTTATATATAATGAAATTTAAATTATCTGATGATAAAAAATTTCTTGTAGTTACAGAATGTACAATGCATGAGATTGAACAATTGGAATATTCATTTACTAAAAAAGTAAATAATTATTACATTATTAAGAAAAAAGTGCCGCATTGGGATGGAGAAGTAAAATTTATTGATAGATACCAAAGAATTCCTATTGGTTTATGGAAAGAAGTTCAAGATTTATGTAAAAAATTTCATTTTTCATTACATATAAAAGGAATAGAACATTTATTTAATAATAACCACGATTTTAAATTATTTAATGCGTGGGCTATTAAATATTTTGAAAATCATAAAGAAATAACTCCTAGATATTATCAACTTGAAGGAGCTAATAGAATTTTAAAATTTAAAAATTGTACAGAAGAAATTTCTACAGCTGGTGGTAAAACACTTATGGCATTTCTTATTTTTAAATATCTTTTTGATTTTAAAAAAATAAAAAAAATGTTATATGTTGTTCCAAATATAAACCTTGTAACTCAAACTGAAGAAAAATTTTATTTATATGAAGATGAATGCGGCAAAAGACCTAATTGGAAATCTGCTTGTGCGTTTGGAGGATCAAGAGCAGACAATATAGATAAAATTAATATAGTATTTGGCAC